CACGCAGGGAATCACAAAAGTCGAGAACGAAGAGGCCGGAATTATCCCTGACACACCCGGCCCTTATGTTATCGCTGCGGCTCTTGCGCTGACCTTTGTTCTTGACCTCGGCGTTAAGGATGCGCTCACGAAGGCACCATACACGCGGGTTTCTTCTATTACTACCCCGACTACCGGGCAATATTCGGTCACTGCTGGCGTCTATACCTTCGCGGCTGCGGACAAGTTAAAAGCTGTGCTTATCTCATATACTTACTATGACGATACGGCGGGTGTGACGTTCAAGATCAATAATAACCTGATCGGCTCTGCCGTGTATTTTAAGGCGGTTTTCAGCGAGACATTCCAGGGGAAAACCCTGACCGTCACCCTCAATCGGTGCATGGGGAAAAAGCTGTCGTTCCTCGGCACGAAGCTCGAAGATTTTCAGGTGAGCGATTTCGATTTTTCCGCGATGGCTGACGATAACGAAGAGATCGGCGAAGTCAGTATGACGGCAGTAGCATAATCAATGTCACCCCCTTAAATCATGCACATTTAGGGGGGTTGACATAACCAAATCAAAATCAAGGAGTTTCCGTGCCAAAATACGAAGGAATATCAATGATCATCGGAGATGAAGAGTATATCATCCCGGCCTTATCTCTGGGGCAAATAAAGCGGTTTCTAAAAAAGATCGAGCAAATGCAGGAGGGCGTTAATCAGGGAGGCGTCGAGAACTTTGACACCATTTCCCAGATAATCCACGCGGCATTGTCGAGGAACTATCCCGCACTGACGATAGAAGACCTTGACGAAATGCTGGATATGTCGAACCTCATGACGATCTTTAACGCTGTCCTGGGAGCGTCAGGTTTCGCCCAGGGGGAACTTCTGGCGGGGAACGTGAGCCGATAGATTGGGATCATATCTATTCCCGGTTGATTTCAATCACCTCATGGACATGGGATCATGTTGATTCCGAAATGACGTTACCCCGCCTTTATGCGATGTCAAAGTATTTTTCGGACAATCCGCCGCTGCATGAGGTGGTGTCCGCGCTGCTTAAATCGTTCGGCGTTGAGCAAGAGGCCAAGAAAAAAGAGAAGAAATCTATAGAACAAATGTTCGAAGAACTGAAAGCTGCGGGGTTGGGATAATGGCCGATAACGAAATCAGTGTAAAGGTAACCGCTCAAACTAATCAGCTTTCAGACGGCCTGAATAATGCCGCTCAAGGAGTAAGCAATTTAACCAGCAATATCGGAGCGTCATTAAACAAAATGACCTCCAGTGCCGCTCAAGCGACTTCCCAAACAACCTCATTATTTTCTAATATGCTCAACCAATTAGGGGCCATAGGGACAGGCCTGGCAGGTATATTCTCAGTTGCGTATGTAGCCAATTTCACCAAAGAAGCTGCGATGCTTGCCGCAAGGGTTGAGACGCTCGGCATTGTTCTGAAAGTTGTCGGAGAAAATGCAGGCTATTCCAGCCAAGAATCAATAAAATTCGTCGAAGCAGTTAAAAAAATGGGCATTACGACGGAAGTTGCCCATGATGCTGTCATAAAATTGGCGCAAGCGAATATTCCGCTTGAAGAATCGGCGAGACTGGCCCGCATTGCCCAAGACGCGGCGGTCATCGGGAATGTCAATTCGTCCGAAGCATTTTCTCGGATGATCCAGGGCATCCGTAGCGGAGAAACCGAAATCCTGAAAAATCTTGGCTTACAGGTATCCCTTGAGGGCGCATACCGAAAGGCGGCCAAGGAGCTTAAAATCTCTACTGAGGAACTCACACAACACCAGAAAACGATGGCCGGACTTGCGGCTGTTAAAGAAGCCGGACTGAGGATAGAGGGAACATATGAGGCGGCTTTAGGATCAACAGGCAAAATAATGCAGTCGATGAAGAGGTACGCTGACGAGCTTAAACTTGCCTTTGGTCAGTTATTCTCAGGCGCATTGACGTCCGCCGTTAATCTGTTATCTGACGGATTGAAAAATGCCACGGCATGGATGGAATCCATGAGATCGTCCGGGGCAATAGAAAAAATGTCTGAATCGTTGAGCACTCTATTGCAACCTGCATGGTCAATGGTAAAAACAACGATAGAGACAATCCTCAATCTCATCCAAATATTCAAGCCAATGATGTCAGATTTTGCATCCGGGGCGCTTCCTGTGCTGTCGTCTGTTACCGAAGGTTGGAGGTACATGTTCGTTGTCATAGGCGGCGTTGTCGAATTTGTCGGTAAAGCCGTCATGAATGTGTACGATTTAGGAAAAGCGATTGGTAACGCAGCAACAGCAGCAGCGAGTTCATTGTTGGGGCAGAAAGAAGCGGCTCAGATAGCTATGAAGGGCGTGAATGACAGCCTGGCATCTATCGAAGCACGCGGCGACCTTGGAATGAGAAAAACGCTTGAAAGGTTGGATAAAGAAGTCGCTGCGGTTGCCGAATCAGCAAAGAAAAAAGTGGCAATCAATCAGGAAGCGATAGAATGGGAAAGCCAACTCAAGGCAAATCAATCAAAAAAGGATATAGCAGACAGAGAAAAAAAAGAACAAGAATTACTCAAGAAGAATAAAACGATAGAAAGCCGCCTCCCGGAATGGAAGGCCGCCCTCGAACAACAGTTAATGGCAGAAAAAGCCTATTACGGCGTGTCCATAAGCAAGGAGCTTGATTATTGGAATGCCAAGCTTGCAATGACCAAGAACGGCTCTAAGGAGCAGATCAAAGAACGTAATGATGTCATTTCGCAGATATGGGCCTTGGAGAAAAAACAGGCCAAGGAAGAGGTTGACATTCAGCTTGACGCCCTAAATCAGATGGCGAAAAATTACGAGTTCGATTACGATGCCAAACTCAGCATTGAGCAGCAAAAACAAGACCTTGTACTTAAAACCTACGGAGCTGAAAGCAAGGAATATCGAAACCTAATCAATTCTGAGATGGACATGATCCGCCAGCGAACTAAGGCAGAGGAAGAAGCCGCTCTGAAACGTGTAGAGCATGCTACCAAGCTGGCAACAATGGACATCGGCACCAAGGAGCGCAAGGTTGACACATCGGAAGCTCTGGGCATTACATCGGCACGGGAGGCGCTTGATATTAAGCGTGGGCTGGCCCTGGAAGCTCAACAGCTTGAAATGAACCGTGTTGATTTTGAGATAGCAAATAATACGAAGGGCCTCCTTGCCCTACAGGAGCTTGAAAACAAAAAGATTGAATTGAAGAGGTCACACGCCGAAGCTATCGGCAAAATAGACGACAAATTGATGCTCGAAACCAAGAAGACTTTTGACAGCATCATCGAACCAATAAACAGCGCCATAAGCACGTCAATACAGGGCATGATCATGGGTACAACGACGCTACAGAAGGCCCTCAGCAATCTGTACCAGTCGATTCTCGCGTCGTTTGTGGGAATGTGCGTCAAGATGCTGCTTGAATATATACGCAATAAAACGATGGAAATGATGTTTGGCAAAAGCGTTGCCGCCGCTGACGTCGCGGTTACGAGTGCGTCAGCGATACAAAAGACCGCTGTCGTGGTTCCTGCGGCCATGACACAGATAGGAGCAAATGCCGGAGTTGCCGGTTCTGGGGCGGCGGCATCTCAAGCGTCAATCCCATACGTTGGCCCGGCACTGGCAGTTGCAGCGGCAGCGGCCATGATAGCTATGGTTTTGGGGTTTCGCAAGATGGCCTCGGCTTCTGGAGGATGGGACGTTGACCGCGACGGCATGGCGTACATTCACAAAGAGGAAATGGTTCTTCCGGCAGGGCTGGCCGGTGGCTTCCGGGAAATGTTCGCGGGTGGTGGTCAGTCTCCGGCAATGGCCGGGGCTGGTGGTGGTGGCACAACGATCATCCAGGCATGGGACAGCAAGGATGTGTCAAGGTTCTTTAAATCAAATGGTAACGCTGTTTACGACGCGATGAAAGGCCCTAAACGTAATTTTCGGGGAATGCATAAAAAACTATGAGCAATGATATTTTCCCGTCTTTGCCGGGGCTGAAGATAACTCAGGTGAAGAACCCCATATTTAGCACCCGCGTGCAAAAGGCAACCTCCGGGCGGGAACTACGCGCCGCATATTATGTCTATCCGCTTTTCCGCTATGACCTGTCGTTTGAGATTTTACGAGACGATGCCACGTACAACGAACTGAAAACGTTGATGGGTTTCTATATGCAGAGGCAGGGGGCCGCACAAACGTTTTTATACTCTGACCCTACGGACAACGCCGTCGTGAAGGAAGCAATCGGAATCGGGAATGGATCGAACAAGGTTTTCCAATTATATAGCTCGTATGGCGGTTTTTTGATGCCCCGCAAAGACATCCGCCCGCGCGGGGTGATCACGCCGGTGCTTGAAATTTACCTCGACAATGTTGCCCAGGATCATGCAGCGTATTCCGTCGCTACAAGCGATAGCGGTATCGTCACTTTCGTGAGTGCTCCGGGAAGCAATAAAGTGATAACCGCCAGCTTTTCTTTTTATTACAGGGTGCGTTTCAAGGAATTTTCAGAGGGAGATGAAAGTTTTACACGGATTTTTGATAAATGGTGGGAAGCCAAAAAAATATCATTGCTAATGGTGAGAGATGCGGACAGCGACACAACCCCTTAAAGATTTATTGCATACCAGCCGGACGTTTTATTGGGCGGAGCTTTACGAGTTTTCCTTTCTGGACGGCTCATATCAACGCTACACGTCGTTGGACACAGACGTTGAATGGGGAGGCAATACCTATTATTCCAAAGGGCTGCTCATCAACCGTAGTGCATTATCATTGTCACGGGGCATCGAAGTCGATGATTTGGAATTGGAGATATTCCCACAACCCTCTGCGATTTTAGGCGGCGTTTATTTTTTACGGGCTGCCCAATTAGGCGCATTGGATGGGACAAAGATCATCCTTAAACGCCTTTTCTTCTCTCGGTGGCCTAACCCCGTGTCGGGAGTAAGTAACGCCGTGGGTGCCATAACGTTGTTTTCTGGCCGGGTGTCTGACATCGAGATAGGGAGGACATCAATCAACATAGCCGTCAAGAGCGACGTTGAGCTTTTCAACGTCCCATGGCCGCGCCATCTATATCAGCCGCTTTGCAATTGGAGTCTTTACGATACCGGGTGCCGGGTAAGCAAGAGCGCTTTCACTGCAAGCGGGACAGTATCCAGTGGAAGCACAAAATCAGTAATAAAATCGAACATATCAAGCAGTGACGGATATTATGATTTAGGAACTGTCCGGTTCACGTCAGGGGCGAATATAGGCTCGGCTCGCACAATAAAGCAATTTGTGGCTTCGGGCGGAACCATAACCGTCATTCCTCCATGGCAAAATATACCAGTCGCCGGGGACACTTTTTCGATCTATCCCGGATGTGATCGGACGTTGACGACGTGTACTAATAAATTCTCAAATGCTAATCAATTCAGGGGGTTTCCATTTATTCCTACACCGGAGGCAGCACTTTGACAACAGAAAAAGAAATTCGAGACGCGATTATAGCAGAAGCAAAGACATGGATAGGCACGAAGTGGCATCATGAAGCACGGGTCAAGGGTGCCGGGGTCGATTGTGGGATGCTGCTCATCGAAGTATTCCACGCCGTCGGCCTCATGCCGAAAGTCATGCCTGAGCATTACGCGCCTGATTTCATGCTACATCGGAATGAAGAATGGTTCACGGATATCATCCGTTTGTATGCCGATGAAATTCCGGAAAGCTACGGATTGCTTCCGGGGGACGTAGTAGTTTTCCGCAATGGCCGCACATATTCACACGGAGGGATCATCGCAGATTACCCTCGCATAATCCATGCGTCACGTCCTGACGGTTGCGTTTGCTATGGGGACATGTCTCGATTCCCGCTCTGCAAACGAAGAAGAAAATTATTTAGATATAAATTTGTGGGGACAGAATAATGGGAATGGGTGGGGGAGAGAACTCCTCAATAACTCTTGGCGACACAGAGCCTCGGATTAATGCTTTACGCACACAAACAAGTTCCTACGGCATGTGCATACCCGTAATATTTGGCTCCAATAGAGTAATAGGGAACATAATATGGTACGGAGACTTTAAGTCTCACAAACACACGAAAACCTCCAGCAGCAGCGGAGGCAAAGGCGGGGGCGGAGGCGGGACAACAACTAAAGAAGTGTCGTACACATATACTGTCAGTTACGCCTTGGCATTATGTGAGGGGAAAGCATCCGCGATAGGAAAAGTATGGGAGGCAAAAAATAGGTATGTCTGAAGAATTTTTTCTCCCCATATTCAACTTCATGATAAACCAAATGCTTGGTGATGAGAAATCTGAAGCAGCAGGTACTCAGACTTTCGCGGGCGATGATCCTCAAACATCATGGGGGTACATGGACACAAAGCATCCAGATCAATCATTGTGCTATCCTAATATTGTTTACATTGCTTTTTCCAATAAAGACTTGGGAGATAGCGATTCTGTTCCGAATTTGTCTTTCGAGGTAGTATCTAAAGGTTCAATTCCTGTTCAATCTGTTTTCACTATTCAAGACGCACCAGCTTCCTTCGACTGGCGGGGCATATCCTCTTGTCCCAACGGAGATGTGTATGCGTGCGTATATGGTGGTGGCATATACAAGCAGACGGGTGGCGCTGGAACCTTCACTATTCAAGATGCTCTAACTAAATATTGGAGGACTATAGCATCTTGCCCCAATGGAGACGTGTATGCCTGTGCCAGTGGTAGCATTTATTCGGGTGATACCGGTGGCATATACAAACAGACGGGCGGAACAGGAACCTTTACTATTCAAGATGCGCCAACTTTCCAGCCTTGGTGGGATATAACCTCTTGCCCCAACGGAGACGTATATGCGTGCGTCTGGAACGGCGGCATATATAAGCAGACAGGCGGAACAGGAACCTTCACTATTCAAGATGCGCCCAACAAATCTTGGAGGGCTATGGCCTCTTGCCCAAATGGAGACGTATACGCGTGTGCTGATAGTAGTGGAGGCATCTATAAGCAGACGGGCGGCTCAGGAACCTTCACGATTCAAGATGCGCCAACTAACAAACCTTGGCAGGCTATAACCTCTTGCCCCAACGGAGACGTGTACGCCACAGCATACAACAGAGGCATATATAAGCAAACGGGTGGCTCAGGAACCTTTACTATCCAAGATGCGCCAACTGGCCTTGATTGGTGGCCTATAACCTCTTGCCCCAACGGAGACGTATATGTCTGTGCTGATGGTGGCGGCATCTATAAGCAATCAGGCGGCTCAGGAACCTTCACGATTCAAAATGCTCCCAATAAATCTTGGCAGTCTATGGGCTCTTGCCCAAATGGAGACGTATACGCCAGCACGTGGGCTACTGGAATTTACAAAGGTCTTGATGTAATCATAGTAGGTGATGAAAATCCGGCTTGGATTATTGCCAAAATCTGCACCGACACAAAACATGGCGCTGGTATTTCCGTGCCGTTAAGTCTCTCAGATTATTCGAACTATTGCGCCGCCGCCGACTTTCTGCTTTCTCCGGTGTACAACCAGCAGAAGCCGCTATACGAGCACATCAAAGACCTGTGCTCAATAACAAATTCGGAAATTGTGTGGCATGATGGGTCGGTACTGTCCATAGTTCCCTACGGCGATACGACAATCACAGGCAATGGCGTTACATGGGTTCCCAATGTCACGCCTATCTATTCTCTCACCGACGACGACTATATCTGTGATAATGACGATGATCCGGTGAAAATAATCCGCCTTTCGCGTGCTGATATTTTCAATGATGTGAAGGTCGAATTTGTAAACAGAAGCAACGATTACAATGTGGAAATTGCACAGGCGAAAGACCAAACAGACATAGAAATTCATGGGTTAAGAGCCGACGCGACAAAACAGGCGCACCAGATAACAAGATCGTCGGTTGCCGCTTCCATCTCTCAGACAATTTTGCAGCGTGGTTTATATATTCGTAACAACTACGAATTTACCCTCGGCTGGAAATATTGCCTCCTTGAGCCGATGGACATTATCACTATTACAGATTCCCGGTTAGGCCTGGATGCTTGCCCGGTGCGCGTTATCAGGATTTCCGAAAACGAAAACGGAGACTTGACCATAACGGCGGAAGATTTCCCGGCAGGAGTAGGAAGCACGGTTCAGTATCCGACGCAACCCACGGGCGGATATGTCCCCATGAACAACGTTGATCCGGGAAACGTAAACACGCCGGTTATCTTTGATGCTCCCGGTATCCTGACAGATTCAGGAAGCGAGATATGGGGAGCCGTCTCCGGTGGCATAAATTGGGGCGGTTGCGATATATGGGCATCGCTGGACGGAATATCATATAGTATCGTTGGGCGGGTTGAAGGCGGTGCCAGGCACGGGCAGACAACCGATATTTTGCCGTCTCATGTTGACCCTGACACGGTGAATGCATGTAAAACGGATTTGACGATAAGCCGGTCGGAATTGTTATCGGGAACCCAAGCAGATGCGGATAATCTGGTCACGCTCTGCCTTGTCGGTAACGCGGAGCTTATCGCATACGAGACGGCAACGCTCACGGCGGAATATCATTATGACCTTACCTACCTACGTCGTGGCGCATACAACAGCATCATCGCAGAACATCCGGCGAATGCCCGTTTCGTGCGTCTCGATAGTGGGGTGTTTCATTTCCCGCGAGAATCTAATATTAAAAACGGGGACATCGTCTACCTAAAATTTCAATCGTTCAACATCTATCACGGCGCACTGCAAAGCATTGATGCGTTGGATGTTTATCAATTCGTCGCCGGTAATAGCCTGTCTTATCCTTCTGTCATTACCGGATTTCGTGCGTCCCAGAATGATCACACGATCATGTTTTCGTGGAACTACATCAACGAAAAGAATATCTCCACGTACGAAATCAGATACGCCGTCAAGGGCGATTATGTGTGGGAGAATGGAACACCCATAGCGATAGTATCAGCAGGCACAACGGCTGCTTCTGTCTATGCGTCACATGGACACTGGACATTTTCTATCAGGGCAAAGGACAGCGCCGGGAATTACTCGCGCGAGTCCGCAACGTACGATCTTGACGTGCGGAACGATAACGAGGTGATCTACGCAAGCAGTCAGGCCGCGATTGGATGGCCGGGGCCGCTTTCTTATCTTGTCAAACACTGGACAAACGTACTAACCCCAATGTCCCAAGGCGTAGCCGCCGACGATGGGTGGGATACCTTCGATAAATACGTCCCGAATCCGTACCAGATAGGAGAATATGAGGCCCCGGAAATCTCTTTGGGAATTGATACAACAGTGAACGCCTCCGGCATAATCACGTCAACCCTCGGACCCGGAGAAACTGTTGGAGTTGCGGACCCTGCATTGCTTATGAAATGGCGCACCATAGCGGACCCATACAATGACTACACGACATGGAGCACGGGCGAATTACTGCTATCAGCCTGCTTTATGAAGTTGCAAAATGATGCAAGTATTGGTATCGTAAGAATATCAGATTTCGTACCAACGCTTGACGTTCCACCCTTCTGAAAGGAGCTTTTATGGCAGTTGCAACATTTGCACAACCAGACTTTACCACCCAAAATTCGGCAACCTACAAGGCCAATATAGACGGGGCAACCAGCGTTTTATCAACGATAGGCCGTGCCTTCGCGCCTCACGAATCATCTCCGGCTGCAATGACGATGACAATTGACCCTGGTGAAATCCTCGTTGATGGCGTGGTCGTCAGCCAGGGAGCGCAGACATCGTCAGCAATTACGGCCCCCGTTGCTGATTCCAGAATCGACATGGCGGTCATTGATTGCTATACCGGAGCGCTGTCAATCATCACCGGGGTAGCCGATCCGTCCCCGGTGCCGCCAGTCCTGCCAACGGGCAAAGTTCCCGTGTCGTTAATCTCCGTCACGGTCGGACAGGCATCAATTCTGAATATACACATCACCGACAAGAGAGCGTTTTTCACGCCTACAGCATCGTTGAAAGTTGATCAATCTTACTGGGGGATGAAGAATTTAAGGCTGGTAACAGCGCACAGCACGGACCATACGAAAGTTGTTATCAATCCCGACTCTTACCGAATACCGTTCGAAATCGGAGACACAAGTCTCGTGATTTATCCCTCCTTTGACGTTTCCTCGGTTAACGATCTTGATACTGGATCATTGGCCGCTGGAACTGACTATTACATTTATGCCTGCACTGATGGCACCACTCTCTCCTTCAAGGTTTCGGCAAACTCCACTAACCCTACGGGTTTTGACGCGGCACATTCGCGCAAGATCGGCGGTTTTCACACGCTATGCGTGGCAGTAGGGACGATTTCCGGGCATGCTCTTACCAATTACGCCCAGAAAGATATTCTCCCCGCTTCCATTTGGGATCTCAAGCACCGGGCAAAGAACTTGATCAATGTCGGCCTGGTGTACGACAGCGCCACACAGAAATGGGTGGATATTTATCTGGCAAGTGGTACGGGAGCCTCTACCACCTCCGTGAACGGAGGAACCATTTCTGACACACGCAACTGGATGGACTTTGTTGACGACGGCCATGCAGTCGGGAAGAGACTTTCTTCTGACCATGAATTTACATCTCTCGCCGCAGGATCAAACGAAGAAACCAATATCTCTGGGAGTGCGGACCCTGGAACCACTGGTGGTCATAATGATTCGGCAGGCCGCCGGATGGTCTCAAACATCGGCTGCGAGGATTGCTGCGGGGCTCTGTATCAATGGTTGCTCGACCAATCTTATTATCCCGCCACACCAGCTTGGGTTGATCTTCCTGGTAGCAAGGGAAGTCTTTACACCGGGGGTGATGTCAAGCTGATCGCGGGCGGCATTTGGGACTATTCCACGAATGCCGGGTCGCGTTGCCGGTATGCGGCTTACTATCGCTGGTCTACGGCTTCCTTTCTCGGGGCGCGCTTCGCGTCGGAGCCTTTATAATACGTGTCCGTTGCCAGAACACGACAAAACGTGAGCACGCGACACGTCGCGGTTTTTGGGAGTAATCCCGAATAGGCTAAAAGGTCAGGACGAGGCGCTGATCGCGGGCGGCAATTGGGACAATTCCACCTATGCCGGTTCTCGGTCCCGGACTCTATATAGCTATCGGTGGACTGCGACTGCCTCCGTAGGCGCACGCTTCATTACGGAGCCGCTTTAACGATAACAATTACAAGGAGAATGCAATGAAAGGATATCCGAAACACGTAGCAACGAAACAGGATTTTATCAACCTGCTGTCCCTGCCGGAATGTAAAGAGCAAGCTTTGGCTGACCTGCAAGCGGTCCATGACCTACAAGACGATACGATGGAAAGGGTGGTCAGTTATGATATGGACGAAGCTGGACAAATGACCAATGTGGTCACGGAAACCGTCTCCGCTCCTATGCCAAAGTGGAAGAGGATGGGATTTAGCTCTCGACAGGACATTTTAGACATCATTCGCGCTGACACGAACAGTAGGAATGAATAGCAAATAGAAAAGAAATGCAATATCTACATGAACGAATGTGATAGGCGTGCAGACGGAAAATCTTTTTTTAAAATAGTGATTGGTGTATGCATAACTATCACGGCTTCGTGGTTTTTGTGGATTTCGACGGCAACGATTGACAATAGCAAGGAAATCGCCGTGAGTAAAAATTCAGCGGCGGAATTAAAGGAAACGCTGAGAAAGTTTGAAAAAAAACAGGATGATATTTTGTTGAAAATGGATAGAATACGAGAGGAACAAATAACCCTTATAACTCTGAGCGCACGGAAGGAGAAAGAAAAATGAAGAGATTGGCATGTTTAGTTGTGGCATTATTTATCTTGCTAACGCATGGGACTGCTATCAGTGGGGTGGCTATAAAATACGGGCCGACCTCCCTTGCTTTTACGGCAAGCAGCACATACGGACGCACGAACGTCCAGGCCGTCGGAGCCGTAGCGCTGGCGCTGGTTGAGCTTCCGGCTTTTACTAATGCCGTGACTGCAACGTTTTCGATCATCAATCAGGATGGCGTTGCGGTGTACCAGAAGGCCGGACTTGTCAAAGGCAACGCTTACGTCATAACGGATTTTTCGGTCAATTTCCCTGTTGATGGGATAACGACTCTTGATGTTACGCTATCCGGGGTCCCCGGTAGTGCCGGGACGGTCACTCTGACGCTCTACACGCTCAAATAAGGAGGGTTAAAATGTTCAAGCGCCTATCTACGTTCTTTCTGGCTTTATTGATTTTTGCGGCATCCTCGGCAGCCGATACGATATATTTTAAGCCATTTCAGGAAAACCCCTCCGTCGTCGGCGGTATGACCATAACCGGGGTGAACGGTGGCAACGCTGGAATATACATGAATCAGGCAGTCCCATTAAGCACATTATCTACGCTGTACAACAACAACGGGACGTTGATGTGGAATGGGTCGATCATCCCCACTGGCGGGTCGAGCATTTCCGGGACGCCTACCTATATTCCCAAATTCACCACGGCAAATAGTATCGGGGACTCTCAGCTTACCGACACAGGGACAACCGTCAACCTATCCTACCTGACCGCCGGGTCACTGCTTTTCTCCGGGGCCAGCGGTGCGTTCTCGCAGAGCAATGCTGACTTGTTTTGGGACAACACCTTAAAGGGTTTGAGGATCGGAGCGACATCTTCCTTTACTGACTTTCCTCTTGCTAAAATAATCGGCTCCGCTGGCAATACCGGCCACACCTACACGGGCAATATAGGCACAATCGGAGAGGCTGTTTCAAGCGGTACGGATACGGCAACAGGCATCGGAGGCGTAGGCGCAACAACCGGAACGCAGTCTGGTCGGGGCGTTGCGGGAGTGGGTAAGGTTTCCGCCTCTGCTGATACCGGAGCCGCTATTGGTGGTTATTTCCGGTCACTTGATACTCATGCAGGTGGCGCGAATGTAGGGGCAAGCGTTCAAGCTTCTGGCGGTTTGGCAAATTACGCTATATCTCTGGCAGGTGGTGATATCTCAAGTCTCACAAGCAACCCGAACTGGCTGCTTCAAGACAATCAAGCGACTGCTCTTTCTTTCGATTCAGCCGGGAAAACCGGCATCCTCGCAATCAAAACCACTGACGGAAGTGAGGGGGTTTCTTTTTCTGGTAATGTTGGACTTGGGACTCCATCCCCCCAGGCTCCTCTTCATCAAATCGCAATACCAACGACAACTCCTTATACTGATTCAAGCGGCGGCTCAAATTATCCGACTCATCTTTTGCAAATAAATCAGGTATTAAATCCAACTGGAAGTAGCAATGGATTTCTTGCTGATTATACTTTTGACCCGGCCACATATTCGGGGACCAAAACAATCAGCGCTCAAAAGAGTATTTTAACTGTTCCTGCCACAAATTCAACGGCGATGTCGGGGATAAGTAACGCAACTCTTCAAGGGTTAAGCGCTCAAGCTAACTTTTTAGGAACCGGAGCCTTGTCGAGTTTGTACGGAAATAGAATAGATGTGACGACAGGCTCGGCGGGAACCGGAACTATTACGTCTGTGTACGGAAATAGAACGACACTTACCCTGCAAGGTTCGGGTGGTAGGGCAATCAATAACGCTAATGCGTATTTTGTCGAGAGCATTAATGTCGGGAATACTATTGCTAATGCTTACGGGTTAAAAAACCAATTTGGAAACAATTCTGGAACGGTTGGGAATTGGTACGGAAATCACACCTCTTTGACAAATTCCGGCACGATAACAAATTCCTACGGATATTATGTCGGAGACATTACGGCGGGGACGCAGACAAATACGCCGTACTCTTTCTATGCGAGCGACGCGAATGCCTATAATTATTTTGCAGGAAAGATCGGCATCAAGACGACAACTCCCGGTGCCGATCTTGACGCAACCCCGACAACCGTCACAACCACAACCTATACCCGCCCTCATCCTGTGCTTACAAACACGCAAAGAGAGGCCTTGACCGGAGCTACCGCAGGTGTTGGAGTTTACAACTCGACAAGCAAGGTGATTGACCTTTATGATGGGTCTGATTGGACTGCTCAGAAATCAATCGCCACGGTTTACGTCAACGACGTTACCGATTTACCGGCAGCGGTAACCGGGAAAATCACCCTTGCCACGAATACCGAATATGTTTTCAATCCGGGCGTCCAACTTTCGTTGACCGATGAGCTTGCGCTCTCGAACAGGACAAGAATCTCGAATGCTAACATCACTTCGACTCAAAAGATTTCCGCAACCGGAAGCGCATATTTTCAGGACAGCAATCTCGCATATACCGGAACAGCAACGATGATGGATATATCGAACACTACTCTCGGCTCGGTTGTCCGGTTCAATGCAGTCACTTTGACGGCCAATAATGCGACTTACATTTCAGCGACAACAACCCAAACCGCCTTCTTCATCATCAACGAGATGGCGATGTTGGGAACTGGAAACACTCTCGGAACAAATAATGGTTGGACGCTCTCGATTGAAAAACTCGATTTGACGTTGGCCGGTCAGCTTGCCGGTGGTGCTACCTTCACCAATAATAAAGGGATCAATATCCAGTCAATTGACATTCCCAACGGGATGTCTGCCCCTGGAACTCTATTTACTTTCGGCGGAACGACTCAAGGCTCGATTCAGCTTGAAAAGCTCATCCTGAACAACACCGGAACGAATGTTTTTGCCTACAAATTCGATACTGCGACAACATTCAATTCACCCGTCTCAAATCATAACGGCTCGATTACTGACTCAACAAAAGCATTTGCCGCGTCGAGCAACACTCAGCAAACGGTCGGCTTTAAATTCAATAACGTTGGCAACATTTCGGATTCAGCGATTATGAACTTCTCAGGTTTTGAAAATAATGGAACGGCGACAACAGTCACCAACGACAACACTGTCTACAAGGTAAATGCGACATGGACAAATGTTTCAACTGAACGGGTCACATTTAATTCAAACGGAACTTTCACCTATGTTGGCAATGAAAACGCGAATTTGAACGTCAAAGCGTACTTGACGCTTGACCCCGCTTCCGTGAGTGACACCACATGGTCCACGTACATTTACAAAAATAACAATCTCGTTTCTTATTCAAAATTCAAGTCTGGAATCAAAGGCGGCGAGGTTTTAACTTTGATGCCTGAGGCTCGCGTTGATGCAAGCAAAAACGATTATTTCGAGGTGTTTGTTGAACGAAATGTCGGAACGGGAAATGTCACAGTGACCGACGGGAAAATAATCATCGAAAAATAATTTTTAACCTGTAAGGGAGACAAACAATGGCAGAAACAAGAGGAAGGCCAAAAAAAGCGACGATACCACCGGCAACGACGGCGACGGCGACGGCGCATGAGAAATATGAAGCTAAAGAAACCATCTTCCATGCCCTGAACGATACGCAATTGATGGCGCTGACAATGTGGGCGGAGGCACGGGGAGAATCAAGGGAAGGGCGTATAGGTGTAGGCTCAACCATCCTTGAGCGTGTTGATCATCGGGAATGGGACGGTAAGACCATCAGGGAAGTGTGCCTGTGGCCTTATCAGTTCTCTTGCTACCTTTCCAACGATCCGAACTATCCGCACCTCGTGAATATCTCCAACGATTTTGACGCGGCCTTGCAGAGGTTCGCAGCGTTGCGAGAATGCTACGATATAGCCGACGGCATGATCACGGGGAGGATTGCACGGAATACCACGGCCATGCAATACCTGAATCCGCAGGTGGCCGGGGAGACGAAAAAGAAATGGCTCGCGTCTGGAATGAAATCCGTCTTGATCATTGGCCGGCACGAATGGTTTGAATGATGCCGGTCATAAAATACCGGGAGGGATACAAATTTCAGCTTGCCGAGACGTACTCGTTGCGAATATGCATTCCTGGCTACGATATCGCCACCGAGTTTATCTCCCTGAACTGCGAGGGCGTGCTAACCATTAAAAGCGGCTATGCATGGGATGGATGCTCTGGCCCGGCGTGGAACGACCGGACAAATATGCGCGGCGGATTAGTGCATGATGCCTTGTATCAGTTGATGCGGATGGGGCTGATCACGGATAACTTACGGTGCGTTGCAGATCACATGTTGCGCGAGATTTGCATCCAGGACGGCATGGGGAAGCTTCGGGCGTGGTATTATTTTGCGGGAGTTGATCATCTCGCAAAAGGAGCAGCTAAAAAAGGCGCGAATCCTTACCCGATTTTGACGGCACCATAAAAATGCCCGAACGAGCGCGTCGGGCAAAAAAGGAGGCAACATAATGAACTGGTTGAAAAGCTGGAAAACGACTTTAGCCGGATGTGCCACGGCGGGAATATATGCAGCGATAACCGCCGTCCAGAATGGGACCATCGAGCCGAATCAGATTGCCATAATCGCGGGAATTGCGGCTCTTGGAGCGCTGGCGAAGGATCACGACAAGACGGGAAAATAGAATTATCGTCTCCGAATTCGGTGGGAGAATCCCCAAACAAGGTTTCCATAGTATCCTCTCTGAAATATTCAAACATGTACTTTGGTGTCATTCCGGGATTGTACGATAATCGCTTGTAACCACCTTTCACCATCCCCCACAGACTCCTCCTTTGCGCCTCTTTGCTGGAATCGTCAATGGTGCGGGGGACAATGATCCATTTATCTTTCCAGTCTTGAAATGTATCAATGCTATTAAGATCAGAAATTATTTCTTCTGTTATCAACTCTGGTTCGCATAGTCCCCAACTTGGAAATCACCCATCACCTCCCCGAACTTCGGTTGCAGGGCGATATAGTATTTCAGCAATTCTTCGTTCATTTTCTTGCCTCCTTCAGCGCCTCAATTTCTTTTAATTCAACCTTCTTCAATTGAGCTCTCCTTTTAAAATACAATTACACTTGGGGCATATCATCCTTCCCCTCCTTCTGTTTCAGATACTCCGCCACCAGGCCGCAGGATTCGGGGCGGAAGAGCCATTCCGAATAGGTCCCTTTCACTTCTGACTCTATCCAACTATCAAAAGCAAATGTATCAAACGCATCCCACACCCCATTCTCCACCAGCTTGTCCTTCAGCGCGCCGAAGTCTTCGTAGTTGTCGAAGGTGCGATTCTGCTCGAAATGAGCAAGATCACACCACTCATTCCCGCATGAGCAAGTTAAGAGCGTTTTCTCTTGGCAATCATGCCAAGGGATGATTTTTACCCAAACTACTTCATGCCAGCACTCGCCCAGATACAGGGTCAACCTCTTTTTCTGGTCATCGGTTAGTGGATTCATTTATATCTCCTGTAAAACTAAGTCGCTTATTTTCTTTACCTCAAAAATACTCAAGGAGGTGTTGCAACGTATTAACGCATTTTTCAACAATAAATATTTTAACCATAAGTCTGCATAATCGCTATCGCTTTTTATAGTTTGTCCACAATGTGTGCATATTTCGGGTGTAATGCTTATATCTCCACCCCTTCCTGCGCTCCGAGAGCCTTCAAAATAACCTCGTGCGTAGTTATCAGAATTCATGGATTATAACCTCCCATATTACCGCAGCGGCGTACATATCGAGTTCTTCTGCTTGATCATCGTGCTTATTATCCTTCTGCCCAAGTACTTCACGGGCTTTTTCAAAAGCATCGTAAGCTTTATCGAATAGGCCCATTCCTATATTTATCACTCTTATGGAGTACGGCTTACCATCTTTGCGCTCAATATACACATCTATTAATCTCTCCAACGCTTCCTTAAACCGTTGATTCCCTGCTTCCAGTTCCTTCACCCGATCATCGAGGGCAACTATGTCTTGCTGATAGCGATAGTTCTTGCTCATAATATCGCACACGCTGGATTCGCAGGGGACACAGATTGATGCGTCCCGCTCTTTCCGCATTGCTGATATTTGTCCCTTGAGAGCGCAAATTTGGAACCACCTCTCGTCGTCTTTGTACGAACTCACTTTACTACCTCCTTAAATAAAAGCCGGTTTCCTTTCGCACGCACCGGCAAGCGTTCAGGGAGATAGTATTTAAGCGATTATCTTCATTCTGGGGATCTTCTCAGACAACCAAAGCTTGATGTTTTTGATTGCCTCCAATTGCCACATCCTCCCGTCAGCTTCGAACAAGGCGCATGTGGGAGAATTTCCTTTCCCGCCCTGCATCCTGAATACGAAGGTTGACATCGGCTGCTCGATCTCCATAAAGGTGCGATATGGCCGAAGCGTGACCGGGTTCGGGACCGGAACCACTTCGACTCTGGAAATCCCTGCTTTTGCTGTTACCCCCTGGGTGACTCCATCGTCGGAGAATTGGGTAACGGCCTCTTCCTTGATATTCCCGGCCACCTTGAGAATTGCCGCCGTGCTCTCATCCTGCACGAACATGGCCTGCATGTGGATAATGAAAGTCTCTACATCCATGAACTGGCCGAAGCGGAAAACCGGGGATTCGTGAACGGCGGTCAGGTAGGTAGACCTGGTGAGCCAATGATCGGAAAAATTATGATCCATGAGGCTGACGCTCTTGTGGTCAACCACGTGAAGCATAACGTCCCGTTCTTCCAACTGAACAGAATCCAAGGGCATTAAATCAACAATTCCCGTCAGGGTGTTGATGGTAAGCGTTTCCGCCTTCGGGGGTTTAATCGGAATGATACCGGCTGGACCGTTGCCATATGTCCGCCCGTTGATTATCTCAACCTTCGTCCCACCGAGAGACAGTATTTTCTCAATCGCTTTTAAAATCATGATTATCCTTGTGCCTCCTTATTGCCAACCTTGTAAATTTTTGCGTCTGCTGGCCTGATCATGTCCGTCATTTCAACTTGCGTCGGGTGTTCTTCCGAGGCAACCCCCTTGCCGTGCTTATTCACCCCTAAGAACATCCGGCCCGGTACGGCTTTCAGCGGTGCCAACTTAGAATTGCCATCAATCGCATAGCTGGCCACCTGTCGGTCCTCACTCGGATTGATAGTGATCTTAAGTGTCACCGATCTGACCTTTTTTGGGTCCGTGTTCGGGTCCTGTATGTTGTCCAGTACCTTTTGCAACTCGATGTCAAAACGCTCGACCGCCGCACCCCTTCCGATTTCAGCCAATGTTATTTTTTCTTCTCCGTCCATGTTGCCACATCCTCCCGTAAAGTATTGTTAGTCTCCTATACTACATGCCTAAGCCCTTCTTGTGCCGTCATTCGGTTCATCGCCTCGTGGAAATATTCCGTGAAGAAATCCCAAGAGCAAGATATTCCATCCACACCTACCCGCTTTTCGTTGACCCTCCCCGTCCGTAACACCTTCCGTCTGGCCTCAGCGTCCGCCTTTGGGATTAGGGCGTTGATGCTATCTATGTGGTTCTTCATGTGTCACCCTCTCATTCCTGCCATGCAGGGCATCCCGCACGCTCAGGGCAACCTGCTGCACAATAACTTTCTTTGTACGTGTTCCCCGGAGCCTTTGGGCAGTCACCGGACATTTTAACGTCCTCTCCTGTTGCATCTTTCATGGGCAGTGATTCTTTTTTCCTCTTCGCTTTTTCTACCTTTTCCCACGCGACATAGGGTTTCCAGAAGGAGCCGGGATTTTTGGCGGCCTCGATCTTTACTCCGTCGGCATCGGTATTGTTGTGCTTGGCGCAGACGACGATAAACGCTTCTAGTATTTCCGTGTCCGTGCCGGGGGGAATAGTTTCGGCGAAGGCTTTTAGGGCGCAGGTATTGTCGGATATCTCTCTATCTTCTCTTGTCGGATTTCCTATTGTGCTGGCGAACGTACCTCTTTTGTTCTCCACCATTTCAATGTCCTCGATTTCGTCGGAACTGCGGAGGCCGAGAAGGGCTCCAGGACAATTAACCCGCGCAAAAAACATCGCCGATCTGTAGCGGAACATGAGGTCAGGCATGGTCTGCCATTTTGATGTTTCCGTTCCCTTTGGTTTCGTCCATCCCTCCGCTTCCGCCATTTCCCATGTGACAGGTGGCCCTTCAATGGCCTCTCCGGTTTTCAACTCAGTGGCGTAAGCCACGCATCCATCCGCACGGGCGACCCCCTTTGAGGTCTTTCCTTGTCCGGCCATCCTGAATTTAAGCGGGGAAAACCGCCCCGTTCCTTCGACAAGGGCAATAGCAAGTTTCCCCTCAATTCCCGGTCTGCCGTGTACGACATAGATGTTTTGCATCAGCATGAACGGATCTACCTGTAGGCGGTCTGCCAAATTTAGCGCAATCACGCAATTTGCCACCGATTTCTGGAAGTGCTGTGGCACGAGAGAGGATGAGGCAAGCAATGTTGCTACCCTTTGCGCCGCCTCAAATCGCTGCATGTCCATAAACAGAGACTTTGAAATCATAACCGCGTTTTCCGTTTGTAGTGCTGGTACTTGTGCTCGCGTTTCCATATCCCTACCTCCCTTTTTTATGATCTAAAAATTGTTTTAGTCTCTTCGTAAATTCGCACGCCGGGGATTTCTCGAATACCCATTTTGATACCGTCACGAATAGCCTGTTCATCAACGATCTTATATTCAGTCGGCACAAGAGCGACATCCAAAACCTCGAACGTCCAGACCTTGCGCGGGTGTGCGCTGGTGCCGGTTTCGGTTCGTGTAACCTTTTCTTGCGCCGGGATAACCGGGGCCAGTACGGTAGGGGCTTCAATTTCATGCTTTGCTGCCTCTTCTTGTGCCTTATTCCGCGCTGCTTCGATTTCCGCAGCTTCCCGCTTTGCCCGTTCCTCGGCCTGGGCCTTCGATTCCGCCTCCCGCTTTGCCCGTTCCTCAGCCTCTTTTGCCAGCCGTGCGCGGGTTTCTTCCTCTGCTTTCCGGGCGGCCTCTTCCCGTGCCTTCCGGTTTGCCTCTTCCGCCTCGGCGCGGAGTTTCGCTTGTAGCTCCTCGGCGGCTTTCCTTGCGGCTGCTTCCTGTTTCCGGCGATCCAATTCTACCTGTGCTTGATGCTGGCCAATCATTTGCTTTACCGTTCGCTCCGCTTCGTCAAGTTGGTCCGTGATCATCTTGCAAAGACCGTTAACGCTCTTCACAAATTCTGACGGTTCAAGGATGATTTCTTTCCTCTTAGCGTCAATCGCCTTGGCCGTCCTTTTCGCGTTCCCGCCTATTATGACCGCAGCATTCAGGCTTTCCTGACTATCTACGGTTAAGGACTTGGCGTCCTTGGCTATCCTGACCGCCTCCGCCCGGTAGTCGTTAAATTTAGGCCGAACGAGGGCTATGTCGTAGGCGTTCGTGGTGGCTACGAGTGCTGATTCTCCTTGATGATCTTCCCCTTCTGCTACGTTAAAATTCATCTCTACCTCCCTTTTCTATGAGTTAAAAAACCTGTAACAATTAAGCGCGGAAGTGAATATACACAGGTCCTGTGCATTGTTTTGATACCATTCCATCCGCGGCACCCTGCCGTCTTTATCCAGCCGCAACGAACCTGCCCGGTCAGGAGTAGGGTATTCACTAATTGCTAAAAGATGCCGATACCCGGCGAGTTGCACCTTCCAAGATTTCTGGGCCGCCGCCGGTGTTTTGAGGTCAACGAGGTCAACCGTCCCTTCCTTTGACCGCACGAGCAAATCAATCTGCCCGTGATAACTAAAGTCCATGTCCATCAATCGCTCTTCCGTGAGGATCACAGTATCAACTACCATGTCAAACCATCGACGGAAGCTGTCAACGTACCCCTGATGCTCCTGGTCAATCCCCATAACGAACTCACCCCGTGCAATCCGGGAACAAATGTCATGGACGGCTGTCCCTCTCTCCGCTGCTTTTTTAAGCACGTCCGGCGGTATCCGTGAGAAGTCGGAGTATGGTGAAATCACTTCTGTAACGCTTGGGAAGATCATAGCTTTATCCTCTTTCCGTTTGAATCCCCAAAATCTGCGCTACGATTTCTATCACTTCTCCTCCATCGTTAGCCTCCAAAAAACGGTCGTCAGCATAAGGGTCATCTGTCTTGCACCAAATGAGATATCTGTGGCAATGCCCATCTCTCAAAAATAAGGGTCCTCTATCTGTGATTATGATCTTCATTGTGTTCCCCTCCGGCATCCGTCACAAGACATCCTGCCCTGATCCGCGCAATCGGTCAGATTCGGACATTCCCCCGCGTCACCAGTATCGTCTCCGGGGCCTCCAATTACTTCCATTTGCGATGGCACCCAATAATGCAACCCGATATCCGCACGATCATTTTGAGCAACAAATCCACCATCCGCAAATATGACTCGCCAATTTTCGCTATCCGTTTCTTCTGTAGCCCTTAGCAAGTCTCCTTCGTAAATCTCCCTGCCTTGTCTGTCCAGAAGGCCGGTGAATTGACAAAACTTTTCTTTCTTTTGGAGACATTCCATGTACGTTGCATAAATATGCACAGGGAATCCATCGCTAAAATTTATGTAAGTCCACTCGTCAATGCGATGCCTAACTCTAAATTTAATTTCCCTCACAGTCATGCCTTTCTTCCTCCCCTTTCAAGCCAGCATGTCCTGCTAATCCGCAATAACCAGACGTGCAGTTTATCCGACGCCACGCCATGCATGCCGTAGTACAGCAATATCCTGGAGGCCCGTGCGTAACATTGTCAGTTGTTTCTCCGCAACTTACTGAAATTCTGTACATCGGGCACCACTTTCCTCTTGCCGCCTCTTCCGTGTGAATCACGAGAACACCGCCATAATAGCTATGCCCACAACAACGCCAACGAAGAAAATTACGGCACCGACCATGATTTCCCCGATTTCTCTCTCTTTAAATTCCATGTCCCTGATATTCATATCTCCCCCTGTTTTTTATTTATTGCGGCCCCCGGAGTCATCGGCCAGGGGCCGCAACAAGGCTTTATACTACACATGGCCGCTTCTCATTTTTTCACCGGTTGAGAATGACCGGAAATGGTGGAGGTTACGGGCTTAGGCCGAATGCTGAAACTGTTCGGGACAATCCGTAATTTAAAGCCTTTATGCCCTCCGACTTGTAAAATAATGCCGGTCTTTGTCCCGGCTGCCAAGGTTTAGTTAGCGACTTTCCTTCGCCCGCCGCGCTCCCTTTTTGCGCAGGACTCGTTATGGCGGTATTTAGCGGAGTCGTCACCTCCGCTGTGCTCTCAAGTCGATTCAATTTTCCCGCACTCTCCGGCACGGTGGAATTTATTCGCCAAGTCCTTTAGTGCTGATTGCGCCTGTTGCGCCTCTTCGCACCCGTTGAAATTAAAACGGCAAAAATGATAGGCAAGCTGAGCGGCAAGTCTCAATTCTGCCTTGATGTCGAAAGTTTTGCAAGCGAACGTAAAGCCGCTTGAAAAATCAAGGTTCGCCTTTGACAGGTTCGCCTCTGACAGGTTCGCCCATGACAGGTCCGCCTTTAACAGGTTCGCCTTTGACAGGTTCGCCCATGAC